GATGAGCGATACGCGAGAGCTAACGGCATGGGAGGAAATCGGGGGAGCGGCGAGGCGAGAATTATCGCCGCCGGTCGCCGCTTCGTTGCCCGTGGCAGCCCGCCGCAATGACACCCGTGACCTCGTCCCGGTCAGCCGTGAGGAGTTCTTCGTCGAGGTCGCGCCATGCCTCACCCTCGCCGCTGGTGTCGGCATGTCTCAGGAAGATCAGGACGCATGGCTTGAGGCGGCATACCAGGCCCTCGAGGGCATCCCGATTGCCTTGCTTGAGCGCGGCGCGGCGGCGGCGATGAAGACCGCAGACCACCCCTCGAAAATCGTGCCAGCCATCACCGCAGCGATCGATGAGGACTGGCGCTGGCGCCGGGAGCATCGCCAGTCCGTTCGCCCGCCAGCGATCGAAGGCCCGCGCCAACCGCGATCTGTTGGCGCTCTGATGGACGCTCGCGGCAAGCCCATGACCCAGGCCGAAGCCGACGCGCTCAACGCCCATCTTGAACGGCTTGGCTCGCCCTCGCGCTACCGCCCCGACGGCACAAAATACCGCATGGAATCAGTATCGTGACCACCACCAAAGGAGCGAGGAGATGAAGCGGGGCGACTGGTGCATCCTGCAGACTTCAGCGCGGCACACGCTTCGCCTGGCGGATTCGCTCTTGGAGGATGGCTTCGACGTGTGGACTCCGGTCGAGACGCGCCGCATCAGAGTGCCGAGAATGAACGCGAGGCGGATCGTGCGGCTCCCGATCATGCCAGGGTTCGTGTTCGCCAAATCCGACCGCCTCAACGACATTCTGGACCTGACTCACAAAAAGGTTGGATGGCGCGTAATGTTCGTCAACGGAGAACCAGCGACAGTGCAGGACGATCAGTTGGAGATGTTGCGGGAAGCCGAGCACATGGTCGAGCCGAAGCGGTGGACGAGCGCCTTCGCGAACGGGTCAGAGGTCCGGATCACCAAGGGTAGTTTCGCCGGCACCAATGGCATTGTGAAGAGTTGCAAGGGCCGGGAGGCCGAAATTTGGGTTTCCATTTTCGGCCGGCATCACCGCATCAAAATTTCCACTTTCAATTTGCAACTGATTGGCGCATATACGGACAGCGCTGCGTTGGCGGCGTAGGTCGTGTGATTGCTGCGTTGCCCTTTGTGGACCAAAGTACGCCGGCACACGCACCTTCGATTTGGCAGGGACATTTCCCACCAAATCCTTGCGGTAGCTATGCCCATCGAGTAGGCTTCAGCCATGGCTTTTGACCGGATGCTGGAGCCCTGCGCACCTATCCCGCTCGGAGAGTTCTTTCTTGAGGATCGCCGCTTTTGCGCGGTCTACTTTCTCTATTACCGAGGCGAGGTCGTCTACGTCGGACAAAGCCGGACCCTGAAGCTGCGGATCGACGAACACCTCGCCCAGAGGACAAAGGAGTTCGACGCGGTCGCCTTCATTCGTTGTCCGTTCAACAGACTGACAGAGGTCGAGGCACGGTTTATCCGTGAGCTCGCGCCGAAGCATAACAACTGCCGCCTGACCAAGCGGGTTCGAGAGAAGGATTCGTGGAGGCTGGATCGCAGCCGAAAGGGCTATCGTCGCTCGAAGTTCGAAGGCGTCCCAACGGACAAGATCGAGTTCGTCGATGCCTCCCAATGCCATATTGAAGAACGCGACATCGGTGAGTTTATGCAGGTGTCGGACAAAGACGCCGCAGCGTGGGTCCAAGCGGGCAAGATCCGTAACACGTCGATCATGGGCCTGTTCGAGTTCATGGCCAGAAACCATCGAGAAGTCGGCGCGGCGCAGGACAGGTTCTCGGAATTATGACTCCGCTGGAGCGGGCCGCGAGAGCGGCACAAGGCGAGTTGGAGCGTTACAGCGTCTCTGCGGAAGATGCGCGCAAGGCGGTCCGCGCCGTCCTCACCACGATCCGGGATCCGAGCGAGGAAATGCGTAGCGCCTTCGGCCGCGCTGGGCAGACCGCGACATTCATGGAAGGCTACCGCGCCATGATAGACGCCGCGCTGGCGGAGGGATAATGGCTCACATTCTCCCCGTGAAAATCGAATGTCGCCACTGCCTCGGCGACGGCGTGATGAAGCATGGTTATAGCCGGCCCTACAAATTCGAGTGCCCGGTCTGCAAAGGTGCCAAGCACGTGTGGATTTCGCCTGTCGAGCTAAGGAACAGCGACGTCGTCCTGAAGCGCTAAACCTCGCAAGGACAGTTCTTAAATTTACAGTTCCGGCCCAGCCGGACCCGCCGCCCGACAGCCTCGACACGCAGCATCCTCCCCTGATGGCAGTGAGGTTCTGATCGCGAGCGGCGGGAAACTCAGCTACTTCTTGGGCTTGTCCACTTCACGGACAGTCGTCTTCGGATGCTTGTCCGCATACTTCTCGGTCACGTACTGACCAGTCCCCGCATCCCGGTGATGCACGGTGCCCTTGCTCTTGGCCATATGGGTCATCTCCTATGATCGCGGAAGCGCTCTACTTCCGCTGATCCAGTAGTAACTCAGGCACAGCGCATGAGCCACGCCTATCAGCATGCAAAACCCGTCTGGGATAGCTGGTACAAGACCGCCCGCTGGCAGAAGCTAAGAGCTCGCCAGCTTGAAGCAGAGCCCTTCTGTGTAATGTGCCGGCCACGGCTCACCATTGCCACCGTCTGTGACCACGTTGAGCCGCACAAAGGCAGTGAGACCGCATTCTGGTCAGGCCCATTCCAGTCCCTCTGCGCCACCCATCACAACAGCGACAAGCAGAGCATCGAGAAGGGCGGCAAGCCAAGGCAGACAATAGGCCTCGACGGCTGGCCTGCGGGATAGGCCGAGGGGGGGTAGGCGAAGAGTCTGGACCGTCCGGAGCCTAGGGCGGCGGCCAGCGTGAAAAACATAATCACCCTCTTTTCAGGTTTTCTATTGCCACGGAGACTGTGTTTTTATGGGCACGCGCGGGCGCACATCCGCGGCGGCCTTGGCCGTTGCGACAAAGTCCAATGTCGTCGAGATCATGCCGCGACCGGAGGCTCCGGTTGATCTCACCGACGACCAGGCCGAGGAATGGATGTCCGTGGTCGAACGGATGCCGGCCGATTGGTTCCCGCGAGAGACGCACGGGATGCTGGCCCAATACTGCCGGCACATCGTCGCGGCACGAAGGGTCGCCCAGATCATAGACACCCTTGAGGAAGAGGTTGCGAAGGGCGGGGCAGAGGCCATCCTGACCGCAACCAAGGGGTTCGATCGCCTCTATAAGATGCAGGAGCGCGAAGGCCGCGCGATCTCGTCGCTCGCGACCAAGATGCGCCTTTCGCAGCAATCCACCTATGACAAGTCCAAGAAGAAGCCGGTCGCTGCGCGCAAGCCCTGGGAGTGAGACCCGGGGCGACCGGAATATCCGGTGGATCGAAGAGCATTGTAGAATTCCCGAAGGGAAAGATGTTGGTCAGCCAGTCCGACTGAGGGAGTGGCAGAAGGCCGATATCCGGAAGATCTACGATAACCCGGTCGGTACGCGCCGCGCGATCCTGTCGTTTGGCCGAAAGAACGCGAAAACCACGTTGGCAGCGTTCCTCTTGCTCCTTCACACCGCAGGCCCGGAGGCTCGGCCAAATTCTCAGTTGAACAGCGCGGCGCAGTCCAAGGACCAGGCCGCGATTCTGTTCAAGCTGGCGGCCAAGATTGTGAGGCTGTCCCCGTCGCTGCAGCCGGTGATGGTCATTCGAGACACGGTCAAGGAATTGCACTGCCCCGAGTTGGGGACGCTCTACAAGGCGTTGTCGGCCGATGCGTCAACCGCCTACGGCCTCTCCCCGGTCTTCATCGTCCATGATGAGCTAGGACAGGTTAGGGGTCCGCGATCCGAACTCTACGACGCCCTCGAAACCGCCGTCGGCGCGCACGAAGACCCGTTGTCGATCGTCATCTCGACGCAGGCGCCCACCGACGCGGATTTGCTCTCGGTGCTGATCGACGATGCGCTGGCGGAGAACGACCGCCGCGTCGTGCTGTCGCTCTACACGGCCCCAGTTGAAGGCGACCCGTTCACCGAGGACTCGATTCGAAAGGCGAACCCGGCGTTCGGCGACTTTCTGAACGCGACAGAGGTGCTGGCGATGGCGCAGGACGCGCGCCGGATGCCCAGTCGGGAAAATGAGTATCGCAACCTGATCCTGAACCAAAGGATCGACGTAAATACTCCGTTTGTGAGCCGAGCGGTCTGGCAAGCGAACGGCGGGGCGATTTCTGAATGGGGAAATGTAGAGGTTTACGCAGGCCTCGATCTTTCCTCGACGTCGGACCTGACCGCCTTCGTGCCGATTGCGTGGCTCGACGATGCGTGGGAGGCGGCACCGACATTCTGGTTGCCCGGCGAAGGGCTGGCGGAGAAATCCAGAACTGACCGGGTGCCGTACGATCAGTGGGCAAAGGCAGGACAGCTTCAGACGACCCCAGGCCGCGCTATCGAATATGAGTATGTCGCAGCGTTCCTCTACGGTTTCTATCTTCGTTTTCCGCGGCTGAAGATCGGCTTCGACCGGTGGAACATGAAGCATCTTCGCCCCTGGCTGGCGAGGGCGGGCTTCACTGAAGCGCACATGGACGAGGTCTTCGTCGAGTTCGGGCAGGGGTTCCAGTCCATGTCGC